TGCTGGCAAACACGCAGGTACGGTTAGGTCTGGTGACTTAATTCTTATGAAAAATTCTAAAGAATTAGTGGCTCAGAAAAAAGCGTACTACGAAGCTCAAAGCAGAAAGATGGGTAATGCTTATAGTGCAGAATATATGCAACAGCAAAATCCTAATATGCCAGTCTCTGATGACTCTACTTCTTCGACAACAAGAGGTGGACGAATCGAAAAACCGAAATTTGAGAAGTAAGTTTATAACGAGCTTTTCAGATTGATTAAACTTTAAACTTGCATTAAGGAGAAATTATGGCAGGATATGGACTTTCACCAGTTAGACAAGCAACTGGTGGCACGATCAGAGCCAACAATTTTACTGATGGTAACGGCTATAGAATAGCTGCTACTGCACCTACAGCATACTTTGAAGGGGATTTAGTTACTTATTCAGCGGGCCTTTTGGTTACTGATATAGGAGCTGCTTCACCTGGATCTGTTGTTGGTGTATTCTGGGGAGCAGAGTATCAGGACAATTCTACTGGAGATGTAAAGTTTGTACGTTCAATCCCTAACGGCACAGTTGCAAAAGCTCAATATAAAGCATATGTCTATGATGACCCAAACACTTTGTTTAAGATTCAAGCAGATCAAGATACTACAGCAATTGCAGCAGCTAACGTTGGAGAGAACCTACAAATTGTAGCATCACCTTCTGGTTCAGCGACTACTCACAAAAGCGGTCTCGTAGCAGACTCTAGCACTAAAGCAACTACAAACACTTTCCCACTACAACTTTTAGGTAGTGCGCAAGATGATTTGGGTTACACAGCTGCTGGTACTACTATGGACGCACTAGTGAGAATTAACTCACATCAACACCGTACGGGCGCTACAGGCGTTACAGGTATATAATTAGGAAAGGATAGATTATGGCTATTTCAAGAGCACAACTCCTTAAAGAATTGGTACCTGGCTTACATGCGATTTTCGGAACTGAATATAACAGACACGAAAATGAACATGCGGTGCTATTCGATGAGGAAACATCAAATAGAGCCTTCGAAGAAGAAGTTTTATTTCCAGGTTTTGGAGAAGCTTCTGTTAAATTTGAAGGTCAAGGCGTTAACTATGCAGAAACTGGCGAAGGTTGGATTTCTAGATATCAACACGAAACTGTTGCTATGGCATTCTCAATTACTGAGGAAGCAATGGAAGACAATCTTTATGACAAACTGTCAACTAGATTAACAAAATCATTAGCAAGAGCTATGGCTTCTGCTAAACAAACAAAAGCAGCGAATGTATATAACAATGCATTCTCAAGCACACAACTAGGTGGAGATGGTGTTGTACTATGTTCAACAGCTCACCCACTTCAAAGTGGCACTACTGCTTCAAATACTTTTTCATCACAAGCAGAGCTTTCTGAAACTTCTTTAGAAACTGCTCTAATTGCGATTGCTGGATTTACTGACGATAGAGATATCCCAGTAGCGTTGCAAGCTCAAAGTTTGCACATTCCAAGACAATTGATATTTGTAGCTGAGAGATTAATGAAATCTCCTGGTAGAGTTGGTACTGCTGATAATGATATTAATGCACTTAGCAACATGGGAATGTTGCCAAAAGGGTATTTTGTAAATCACAGATTTACTGATACTAATAATTTCTTTATCAAAACAGACTCACCTAACGGTATGAAGATGTTTAACAGAGCTCCTGTTAAAACTTCTATGGAAGGTGACTTTGAAACTGGTAACGTTAGATACAAAGCAAGAGAGAGATACTCTTTTGGTTTCTCTGACTGGCGTGCTATTTTTGGAGCAAATCCAAGCTAATTAAAAAAGGGGGTGCCATAAAAAGTGCCCCCTTAATTAACCCAGAGACTGCTTAGGCAGACATAATAAAAAAGGAAAAGACGATGGGAACAACTACTTTTAACGGAACAGTCAGATCGGAAACTGGCTTTTCACAAATAACAAAGAATAGCACTACAGGTGTTATTACAGAAAATACAACTATCGATTCAAGTGGTAACACTTCAGTCGCTGGAACATTAGGTGTAACAGGAAGATCAACTCTAACTGGAAACACTATTGCTACAACTGCGGGTACAGGTATCACAACTGGTACAGGTACAGTTTATGCAGCTTCAGTAATTAAAACAGGCGGTATTTTTCATACTAAAATTTTAATTGACTTAACAGGTTTAGCATCATCTGGTTCTGGTGACATTATCGGAAAAGCAGCAACTGCTAATTCTCACATTGGACAAATCACAGCAGCCGTGAACGGAACAGTTCTTGGTGGAAAACTGACTTGTTTAGAAGCTCCAGCAGGCGGAGACCCAGATATCAACTTATGGTATGCGGATGAAGCAACTGGTGCAGAAGATGCAGCAATAACTAGTTTAACTAATCAGACACAAATGTGTGACAGTGGTGATTTAGCTTTAAATAGCGTAATCAGCATTCCAACACCACCAGCAGCAGATAAATATATTTATATGGTAACTGGTGCAGCAACAGACGCTGATTATACAGCTGGAAAATTACTTATTGAATTTTTCGGTTATACTGCGTAACTAATTAACTAGAGTGAGGTGTAAAAGCCTCACTTTTTATAAAGGACAAAACTATGGCAGGATATTCAGACGTAAAGTCTACATTTATATCAGATACTGTTGCAGCAGACCCTAATGGTTATTCAGCTTCAGCAGCTGTTGGTGATGGCGCGGCATTAACAATTGGAGGCGCTTTAGCTTCTGGTGGTTCCGTAACCAATAGTTCTGGAAGATTAACTGTAATTGTGTCGGCTGGCGATGATTCAGGTATATCATTTACTGTTGTTGGCACTGATGTAACTAGTGCGGCAATGACAGAAACAATTACTGGAGCAGATACAGGCACTGCTACAGGAAGTAAATATTTTAAAACAATCACTTCTATAACAGCTGTTGGAGACCCAGCAGGAAACGTAGAAGCAGGAACTGCGGCTGATGCAGCAGATGTTGTATTTGCAGGCCCAACAAGATTAAAGGGAGCAAATATGGTTAATGATGCAGCGGCAGGTACAGTTGAGTTTGTTGATACTTCAGATGCTTCGGCTATCGGTTCAGCAAGCACTTCATTAAAAGTTGGCACTGTAGCTTCAGCTACTGCTATCAGAGACATGACAATTCCTGATGAAGGATTAAGATTTAAAAATGGTTGCTTTGTTAAGTTTACTGTAGGAAAATGCGAAAGTATAACTACATTCCAAGCTTAACATGGAAGAGCAAAACATTGATATAAAGAACAAACTTGATATTGTGGAACTTAAAGGTGAAATAAAATTACTGCGTCAAGAAGTTGATACAGTAAAAAATAATCACATTTGGCATCTACAAAAATCAATAGACGGTATTAATAAAGTATTATGGACTGTAGGGTTTATGGTGCTTGCTCAATTTCTTTGGGTTATTAAAACTGTTATAATGGGATAGGAGACTAGTATGGCTACCTCTGGTACTTATACTTTTAATCTTGATACTGGTGAAATAATACAGGAAGCTTATGAGCGTTGTGGTATAGAAACCAAAAGCGGTTATGATTTAAAAACTGCTAGACGCTCATTAAACTTATTATTAACTAAATGGGTTAATGATGGTGTAAATTTATTTACATTAGATTTAGAAACAACTGATATGACAAAAGACCAAGGTCATATTACATTCAATTCTACGTCACATTTAGATGTACTTGATGCAGCAATTAGAGATAACTCTAACACTTCAGATACTTCAGATATTATTTTAGAAAGAATTAGTATGGATGAATATCTTGCTATACCAAGTAAATTAAATACAGGTAAACCTGTACAATATGCAGTAGAAAGAAACTCTCAATTTACATCTTCAACTTCAGCAACTCATAAAGTTTATTTATGGCCTATACCAGACCAAACATATTATCAATTTTTAAGTTGGAGTATTAAATATCCTCAAGATGTATCTGCGACATACACACAAAATCCAGATATACCTAGAAGATATTTACCAGCATTAATAAGTGGTTTAGCTGTAGAGTTAGCTATTAAAAAAGTACCAGATAGACTTGCAGTGTTAAAACCATTGTATGATCAAGATTGGGAAAAAGCCAGAGAAGAAGATAGAGAAAGAGTTAGTTTTCACGTTCAACCACAGATTTACTAATGGCTAGATATTCTGCTGGTAAAAAAGCACATTTAATTGAAGATCGTTATGGTCGTAAGATTAGATATAAAGATGCAAGAACAGAATGGACAGGAAGTCGTGTTCATAAAGCTGATTTTGAATCTAAACATCCTCAGTTAGAACCACAGAAATATTTAAAGAAAACTAGATCAGATCTTTTATTTAAACCAAGACCTGATAACGACAGTAAAAATCAAACTACAACTTTTAGAGCAGGGCCTTTATTTAAAAACTTTGCTGCTAAAATGGGTACGTTTATTGGTGAAGTATCAATCAACACTTCAGAAGATTCTCCAGGTTTTAGCGCAACAGCATCTCAAGGTACTCCTTCATATGTAGCTCAAACTAATCCATCAGGAATAGCTGGCACATCATCACAAGGAACTGTAGCTCCAACAGCTATAACTAATCCTACAGGGATAGCTGCTACTTCTGGTCAAGGGGGGCCTCAATTTAATCTAACTGAAAATGCAGCAGGTCAAGCAGGTACTTCAGCACAAGGTTCATTAAGCTTTAGTGCTACAGAAAACGCAGTAGGTATAGGGGCTACATCAGCTCAAGGTACAGTTGACCCTCAACTAGTTGTTGCGATAAGTGGGTTGCAAATGACTGCTGGACGTGGTACAATATCAATAGGACAGCCTGGATGGGGTAATAATCCTTATGGCTTAGGAACATGGAACAATTAATATGGGATTAACTTACGTACAACTAAAACAAGCTATTCAAGATTGGTCTGAAAATGATGCAGCTGAATTTACAACAGCTACTGGTTCTGGTAAAGCGCCGATTGACCTATGTATAGAATTAGCTGAAGACAGAATACAAAGAGAATCAGACCTTAATTATCATAGAAAAACTACCACTATTTTAGTAACTGCAGATACAAATACAACTGCTGTCCCTCAAGATGTTTATGTTACAAGATATATGAAACTACAAACAGGTGAGTTTTTAGAAGAAAAAGACGATACATTTATAAGAGAATATACACAAAATAGCGCAACTACAGGTACTCCTAAGTTTTTTGGATACACTAGTACAGGCGCTGCTTACTCTTCAAGTAATAGACGAGTAAATTATTTATTTGGCCCTGTTCCTAGTGTTGACACTACGCTAGAAATAGGTTATACTATTAAACCAGCAGGATTAAGTTCTACCAACGCAAATACTTACGTTGGAGATTTTGCTCCTGATGTCATATTATATGCTAGTCTTGTAGAAGCTAGTATATTTATGAAAGACACAGGCGAGAAATTGCAAAGATATCAAGGTCTATATGACCGTTCTTTACAAACATTTCTAGCCCAAGAACAACTAAGAAAACGAACTGACGAGTTCATAAAAGGTGAAATAAAAGGATAAGATATGGCATTAACATCAGCACTTTGCAGCACTTTTAAAAAAGAACTATTGGAAGGCGATCATGACTTCAACAATGGAGCTGATGCTTTCAAAATAGCCTTATTTAAAGCTAACGCAAGCATAACAGGAACACACGGAGCGGCTACTACAAACTACTCTGACATGACTGGAGCATCCGACGAACTAGCTGCAACAGGAAACTATAGTTCAGGTGGAAATACATTAACAAATGTAGACCCAAGTGTTTCAGGCACAACAGCGATTACAGATTTTGCAGATACTTCATGGACTTCTGCAACATTTACAACTCGTGGTGCATTAATTTATAATTCAAACGATTCAAACTCAGCAGTAATGGTAATTGATTTTGGTGGAGACTACACAGTAACAGGGGGCACATTTACTATTGCATTCCCAACTGCAGACGCATCAAACGCAATTATTAGAATTGCATAAGGAATAAACTATGGCATCAACATGGAGTAATTTAGGTCTAAGATTAATGACCACAGGGGAAAACGACGGAACCTGGGGTGCACAAACTAACGACAACTTAAATAGAATAGAAGATGCAATTAGTGGTTACGCTACTATAGCTGTATCAGGAAATGTTTCTTTAACTTTTACTACTCAACCAACATCTTATGTAGATGAAAATGGTCGTAATAAAATTTTAGTATTTACAGGTACACCAGGCGAAACTAAAACAATTACTTTACCAGATATAGAAGCACACTATTTTGTACAAAATGATACAGATTCTAGTTTGACTTTTCAATCAGGTTCAAACGCGGTTACTTATACATTACCTTCAGGCAGAGACACAGCAATATTTGTTGATGGTTCTGATGAAGTATTTAATGCATTAGCTAACTTAGATGTAACAACTGTTAATGGGATTGACCCAGCAACAAGTGCAA